GCAAGAGTTAGTCAAACGCACATACCCTTCTCACGCACAACCCTGGGAAGCAGAGGCAACCTGGGCAGGTAAGACCGAAGGTATGACACAGGCTGCATTGGAAGCATGTGCAGCCGGTTCCATGTGGGAGGTTTACAAACCTACCCCTCTAACGTTAGAATGGTTACGTGAAAACAACTTCGTCAACTGATGGTACGGACTCAAAAGGCTCTCGAAAAAAACGTCAAGACTCTGAACAAGAAAACTGCGACTACTAAGAAACCTCGCAAGACGAAAAAAGAAGACTTCAAGTTTGTCTTTACTAAGTCTAAGGATGATGCACTCTTCCCTCATGCACCTACCTTTCCCTGGCGACTTGATGATCGTAAAGAAGGAAAAACCTGTTGGTTCCAATGCCAAGAACATGTCGAGAAATATTTGACTCGATATAAAATGACATCTAAAGAATACAAGTGCCAATTGTCAATTAAGTATGGAGATAATTGATAACGTTTTATCTGAAGAAGATTATGAAAGATTGTGGACTACCATGATCGGCGAAGACTTTGCGTGGTTCTTTGCAGTCACCAAAGTCAGACATTATGTGGGTGATAATCTTAAAGATCAATTACCTAATGGCCATCCACATAATTGTCAATTTTGTCATCATTTTCATGCAAAGGATACTATCGCTAGTAAACATTGGCACTTAACTGAAGGTATTAGAAATAGACTAGAAGCAAGTGCATATTTAAGAGTAAAAGCAAATATGACTATGGCCACTCATGTGCCTTTAGAAACAAAAATGCATATTGATTTCGGGGATGTCATGGGATATAAAACTGCAATCTATTACGTTAATTCAAATGATGGATATACTAAATTTGAAACAGGCGAAATAGTAGAATCTGTAGGAAATAGATTAGTTATATTTGACGGAAGAATTAAACACTGCGGAAGTACGCATACAAATCAAAAATATAGAATTGTTATAAATTTTAATTATTTTTCTAATATCATACCAGACTTTGAATATCCAGAAATAGAACCATATTAGTAATCCCAGATATAATAGGGATATATAACTACACACTTCTCTAAATACAGCTGCCTTGTTTCTATCATATGGGTGGTTCAAAACCAGCTAAGGTAGAAGATAAGGACCATGATGAAGATAAGAGTGAAGTTCTTGGTAATCTGGTGAAAGTTGTCGTACTTATTTGGTCCGCATCTCTTCTCACGTTTAGCTACGTAAGACTTCCAAACGGTCAAAAAATTCTTGATTTTGATCCTACCTTCATTGCATCAGTGTTCTCTGGCTCTTTGGCGGCTTTCGGACTTTCTCCTGCTAAGTCGGGTGGAAATGGAAACGGAAAGCCCGCAGCGAAGAAACAGGAAGACACTGCCCCTCCAGTTCAATCTGCTATCGAACCAAAAGATAAACCAAAACAGTAACCCAGGAGGGTTATCATGAAAAAGGTTAACACGTTCGTACTGTCAGTTACTATTGCAATTATAGACTATCTCTATAGAGGTAGACACTTTCAACGTTTTTGGGTGCTTGAGGAGATTGCTCGAGCACCCTATTTTGCGTTTTTGAGTGTCTTACATTTAAGGGAATCTCTAGGTTTGCGTGGTCAGTGGCATGTATACTTAATGAAAGAACACTTCGAGCAATCAGTCAATGAAACCGAACATCTTGAATTTATGGAAAGTCGGGGCGGTAGTGCTTATTGGGTGGATCGCTTTGTCGCCAGACACCTCGTACTTGTCTATTATTGGATCAATGTGGTTTATTATTGGTTGGCTCCTATGTCTGCATACCATTTGTCATACGAAATAGAAATGCACGCTGCTGAAACATATGCAAAGTATCTTGCATATGAAGATTATAATGATAAGGATATTTGGAGAATCATGAATGATGAGATCCAACATTTCCAAGAACTTGCAGAATCTATGAGGATCATTGATCCCGATCACTTAACTGTAAGAGAAAAAGATTGTGAACCATTTCCACCAGATGTAAGTGACCTAGTAGTAAAAGAGGAGGTTATGAAATGACAACATTTTTCATAATTCTTTTCATTTCCTTGTTAGTATCTGGTATGCAATTAACATGGCCAGGGAGATACCGAGGTTGATATGAAAAAAGAAACTGAGGAAGAAAGAAAAAAACGAATAGAGGAGATCTCAAAGCATCTTCATCCACATGATGATGAACCAGATCCTACTGCGTATATGGGGAACTATAATTTTCCCCAGATGCTTTTTGTTTTCTGCCTTGGTTTCGTAACAATGTTTGTGTTGTCAATCAACGAAATTAACAACTTTAAGGGATGTCCACTCCCTGAATATTTTTTAAACGAAGGTAAAATCAAATGAGTCAATTCTGTTTCACGGATCTCAGTAATCAGCAACGTCGTCTCCTAATTGATGCAGTATGGATGCGTCAAAGACAATACATCGCAGGAGATAGAATGTTCCGAGAGTATGGAAAGATGCTCGACGATCTCCGTGAGGGGTTTGAAGATTATGTTCCTGGACAGTATAGATGAGTAGACTTGTTATATTCGGTGCGACGGGAGATCTTTGTCGCCGTAAATTGATTCCAGCATTACATAAACTTTGGGAGAAAAAATTACTCCCAAGTGATTTTGTGGTTACTGGGTGTGCAAGGAGAGAACCAACTAGAGATCAATGGATTGAATCTCTTGGTGGTGATTATCCTGAAGAATTTTTACATCATCTAGACTATCAATCTGCAGATTTGTCTAGAGTAGATACTTTGGCAAGACTGAAACCATCACCAGAAACGGTGTCTAGTGTTATTGAAGACACTACTTATTTTCTGTCAGTGCCACCTGAGAGATATGCAGATGCAATTCAAAATCTCAAAGAATCGGGACTTGTAGATGACCAAGAGAGATCCAGAGTTATTATTGAGAAACCTTTTGGGACCGATTATAAATCTGCTGATAGTCTACAGTCTGTGGTGGGCAGATGTTTACGCGAAAAACAAGTATATCGCATTGACCATTATCTTGGGAAAGATACTGTTAATAACATACTTGCTACTCGGTTTAGTAATACTCTGTTGGAACCACTTTGGAACAGGAATTACGTAGAAGAAGTTCAAATCTATGCAACCGAAACCATTGGTTGTGAGGGTAGATCTCAGTACTACGAGACTGCAGGTGCAGTTAGAGATATGTTGCAGAACCATATGCTTCAGGTTCTTGCATTGATTGCGATGGAAGCGCCATGTAAGATGGATGCTAAAGAGATTCGTAGAGAGAAGACAAAGGTTCTTGCTGCATCTAGATTGGGAACTAAACTAATCTGTGGTCAGTACAATGGATATAGAGATGAAGAGGGTGTAGATCCTGAATCAAGAACTCCAACCTTTGTCGCGGGTGACATTTATATTGATAACTGGAGATGGGAGGGTGTTCCATTTCACTTCATGACTGGTAAGAAAATGCCTTATCAGTGTGTTGAGGTTGTTGTAAAACTCAAGTCTCCACCACAACAGTTGTTCAGTGGGCATGAATATAGTGATCGTATTGTGATGCGTCTTCAACCACATCCACACTTTGATATCAGAATTGATATGAAAGCACCTGGATTTAAGAATGACGTAGAGACTGCAACTCTTACTCATCGTTATCCAGATTGGTTGGGAGTTGACGGGTATGAAAAATTATTGTATGATGCAATTCAAGGAAACCAATCCAACTTCGTTCACTCCGAAGAAGTATTAGAATCCTGGAGAATCGTTGATGATCTTCTATGTACGGGAGATAAGTGCCCTATCATGACTATTCCTTATTTGTATAGTTATGGTTCTTGGGGACCTCAACAAAAAACAGATTCAATTACTAATTGGGATTATCCCGCATGACACCCACTATTGATCCGACAGATCCAAGGTATTTTCTACAAACCTCGGATGAACCATATGATAGACATCAATACGTTCTATCATACAATGGAGAAAAAGAATTACTATTTGATGATTATGATCACTTGAAAGCTTATTGGTTTGAAACAGTTCGTAATTTCGGTGGGTGTACCGTACAAGTTTTAGATATTAAAAAGAACAAGAAAAAGTCGAAGTCGAAAGGAGGATTCAAATGAAAGTTGGAATGATTGGACTTGGACGGATGGGAGAAGGTATGTCCCGCCGTCTTATTGCAGCAGGACACGAAGTACATGGCTATCGCAACAACTATAAAAAAGCTGAAGAACAATTTGAAAAGGGTTATATCAGTGGATGTACCACTTCTGTGGAAGGCCTTGTTCAAGTAGTTCATTCAAGTAAGGGAACCCTTACACAGGATGATGCCAAATCTCCTGGCGTCTTTATGATGGTAGTACCAGCAGAGACAGTAGAGGACACACTAAATGAGCTATTACAATTTTGTGTGGAAGGCGATATTATTATTGATCATGGCAATTCCAATTTTAAAGACTCTAGACGCAGGGCAGAAAGGTTGTCTAAACTGGGCATCCAATATCTTGACTGTGGTACTAGTGGTGGTGTTTACGGTCTGGAGCGTGGATACTGTCTTATGGTTGGTGGTGCAAATCATGCAGTATCCGTCTGCCGTCCTATCTTCGACGCACTCGCACCAGGTATTGATGCTGCCCCACGAACTGCCGACAGACGTGGATACACTCTCTACCCTGAGGAGTACGGTTGGATGTAC